TCTATAAAAAGATGGATGATTTAGATATTGATTATAACAAACGAGTCAATAGAGAAGTTAGTGGTCCTAAAGATACTCCAGAATACAAAGCTACACAAAAGTGGCTGATTGAGAACCCACCATCTGAACAGTGGATAAAAGATAACAGGCTAGGTAGAAAACTATTACTTGAGGAACTTAGCCAGGTTTCCACCGATGCCAAAGCATCTTGGAATAAAGGTCAAGTTACAGACCCTGAAGTAAATAAATACCTCAGTGAACTAGCTTCATCAGAAGAAGCTATCCGTCGTTTAGAAGTAGATCCACAAGGTGTTAAAGGTTATGATCCATTTGTACATCAACCTTCAAACCCAGTAAGTAAAGCTATCCCACATCCTAAAGCTGATCCAATTGAAGCAGTAGTGGATATTACAGAGATGCGTAAGTATCCAACACTTAATCAGAGACCAGCTCCAATTGTTACTGAACATTTTCAGAAAGAATTCCTAGGAACAGCTGATGGATCTGAAAGAGCAGTAATGCTACATGATCTATTCTCTACTATGCCTAAACAGATTGAAGCTATTAGAGATGGTAAGACTTTTACTGCAGATGATATGGCAAAAGCAGTTGATAATTTAACAACTAATATCTTAGGTACAGATGTTAAAACATTCGCTAAAGATCTTAATACACTAAAAACCAATATTCAAAATGGTCAGAAGTTCTTAGATGACGATAGTTTTATAGCGTTATCTCAAGCATTTAGGAGTGCTTTTGATACTGTTTATAACCCAGAAAACATAAAAGCAGCATCAATGATGGTTCAACAGGCAGGTAATACTGTCTCAGATGCATCTAGAGTTGCAAATAGTATGGGAGATTTCTTTGATGTAACACGTCAAACAGAGATTGCCTTAGATAACTTAGAACTAGTTGCCACTGAACTTAGGGCTAACCAATACATAGCAGGATTCTCTCTAGAGGCTAAGAAATTAGTTAAGAGTACAAAAGATAACCCACGGGCTGCAATGCGGTTACAGGAGCACAGAGAACTCTTTGAAGAAGGGTTACGTGCATCTAAAGAGAAGGCTAAAGCAACTATTCAAACTCTAAAGGATATCACTAAGAATCATCCTGAATATCGTAAAGCATTCACCATGGCATTTGACCTTACGAATGGTGATGTACATACATTAGATAAATTATTTGCTTACGCTGCTGATAACTTAGGTATTATTACGAAGGGTATATACGATAGAAATCCAGCGGTTCCAAGTTTAATTCTTAAAGGATTACATGCTGCTAGAATTAACTCATTACTATCTGGAGTGTCTGCTCTACGTGCTGCTGCAGGTAACACTACGTTAATAGCAGCTAAACCTATTTCAGCATTAGCTGGTTCAGCTGCTGAAGCACTAGGTGGTGATACCTACATGTTTAAACGTGCATTAGCTACTTACGGTGGGTTCACAGAGAACCTACAAAGAGCAATGAAAGTCATGTCTAATGACTGGAAACTTGCTGTTGCTAATCCACAAGAAGCTATGAGGAGAGGTAGAGCTGATCTTAACTTTGAAGCAGATGGTGCTTTAGAAGTTATGGAAGCTATGCAAGAAGGATTCAGAGCGGAAGGTAAAGAAGGTCAAGTAGCTTTAATCAATGTTGCTAAAGGTCTTACATTCTGGAATAACAACCCTATTGTTAGGTGGGGAGTTAATGCCATGTCATCTATTGATGGATTTACGAATTCATTTATGGCTAGTGGTAATGCAAGAGCTAAAGCCTTTGATGAGTTATTTGCTCAATCAAATGGAGCCTTTAAGCGTTCTGAATTTGATGAACTACAACGGAAGCTATATGATGAAGCATTTGATGCTAACGGTGTCTTAACTGATAAAGCAGCAAAACATGCATCTAGTGAGATAGCTTTAAACCTTGATAATGATCTTGTTAATGGTCTTGAAGTAGTGATGAAGAAAGTACCTGCACTTAGGTCTCTCTTCTTATTCCCTAGAACTGGTTTAAATGCTCTTGAAGTAGCTTGGTCGTTTACACCGGTAAGTCGTATTAATATAGGACTAACTAAAGCACAACGTTTATTTAAAGCACAGACAAACGATGAGATCTTAGCTTCTCTAGCTGAGCATGGTATCGATAAGATGGACATGAATGCCTTCAAAGCACTCAAGTCTGAACATACTGGTCGTCAAATAATGGGTTCATCCCTAATTATGTTTGCTGGTTTAATGGCAGTTAACGGGCAGATGACAGGCAACGGACCACAAGATCCAGCTCAAAAGCGTCGTATGCAAGAGAGTGGTTGGAAACCACTATCCATTAGAAACCCATTCACAGGTAAATGGCATAGTTACAAAGGGTTTGAACCTTATGCACAGTTATTAGGTCTTGCTAATGATATTGTTTACCATTCTAATCGTGTTGATCAAGCACCTTTAGAAGATATTCGTGGAAAACTAGCAGCAGCTATCAGTCTAAATGTAACTAACTCTACGTTCTTGAGTGGTTTTGAACCTCTATACTCACTAATGGCAGGTGATGAAACAGCTTGGGCTAGATTTACTGCAGATAATATCAACTCTATGTTACCTTTTGCAGGAACTAGAAATCTACTTTCTCAAGCTATAACACCTCAACTTAAAGATGTAGAAAGAGAATGGCAGTATTACCTAGCTAACAGGAATAAGTTCTTGTTTAACGATCAAGCACTGTTGCCTGACGCTTTAGATGTATACACAGGTAAACCTATTAATTATCAAGAACCACTCACTGCAGCTGTTAATGCATTACTACCCGCATTTAAATCTAATGGAGGTATGGAACCTTGGAGACAGTGGTTGATAGGTACTGGTTGGCACGGGCTACAAATCCTACAGACTAATCCACTTTCAGGTCAACCCATTGATCCTCAAGCTCAACAATGGATAAATAATTATATTGGTGCTGGACTAAAGAATAAAGATGGTTCACCTAAGCCAGGTTATCCCCTTATTAAACTTATTGAAGAGATGAGAAATCATCCTAATGAGTACTGGGATAAGAAAATTAAGGAGTATAAACAAGCTAGAGGAGATCAAGAGCAAAGTGAATTCCCTATCAAACAATTAGTTGTACACCAAGAACTAGATAGGATTCATAGACAAGCCCGTAAAGCAGCTTGGATAGCTTATGGTAAGACGCAAGCAGGTAGGGCAGCTACAATGCAAGGACATATGAAGAAAGATATTCAAGAAAGATTGAGAAAAGGAGATGTTAAAGGAGCGATTCAAAGACAACATCAATATCTAAATATCATAAATATCGCTAAGTAACAAACACAGAAAACTATGGCTACAACAGAAAAAGAATATACAAATGGTACAGGTAATACTTACTCATTTGATTTCCCATATATGAATGCGGTAGACGTTAAAGTAGAAAAGAATGGTTCTGATCTTGCTCTAATAACGACTGGCACGCCAACAGAAACTGAATACACATTAGCCACAACTGAAGTAACACTAGGCGGTACAATTGTAACTTCTGATAAGATTAGAATCTATAGGTCTACTAGCGATTCTAGTCTTATTGCCACCTTCTACCCTGGCTCAGCCATTAGATCAGGTGATCTAAATGATAACTTCACCCAGAATTTATACTCCACTCAAGAGAATACTAATAATGCAAATGATGCTTTAGATAACTCACAAGAGTGGGATTCCTCAACTAATGATTACAAATCAGCCTTTAGTAAAGCTGCTGATGCTGTAAATACAGCTGATGGAGCAGACGATAAAGCAGATGATGCTCTACTAGCTACTGATTCACTAGTTGGTACAACAACTGATAATGGTGTCACTTGGACATTGAAGGGTGACGGACAATCTCCTAACCCTAAAGGTGTTGAATTTGTTGTAAATCAAGTTGACACCTACGTACATGATGGTACAAATCCACAAGGTGATGGTATTGGTGGTAATCCACAAGGTTTGAAGTATGCAATTGATACAGCTGATGAAGCTAAAGATACTTATGCAATACCAGCTAAAAATGCTACTGATGCACTAGTTGGTGTATATGATGCTGGGACTAGTACATGGACTACTAAAGGACATGCTAATGCGGGTGCTGGCGACCCTGAATCTGGTGTCGGTAAGGCACTAGATGATGCAGCAGATGCTGTAAGTACTGCAGATACTGCTAAAGATACTTATGCAATACCAGCTAAGCAAGCTACTGACGCATTAGTTGGTACAACTTCTGACGGTGGTACTACTTGGACAGTTGTAGGTGGTGGCCCTGCTGACAGCCAACCGAAAGGTGTTAAATACGCAATTGATCAGGTTGAGACTTATGTACATGACGGTACTGGACCACAAGGTGACGGGCAAGGTAGTAATCCAAAAGGGGTTGCTTATGCTATTGATCAGGTTGAGACTTATGTACATGATGGTACATCAGTTATGGGTGATGGTTTAGGTAGTAACCCTAAGGGTGTTGCTTATGCTATCACCACAGCAGAAGAAGCATCAGCTTCAGTAGCTGCTTCAGCTATTTATAAAGTAGTAGCTGACTTATCTACACTAGAAACTGATTACCCATTAACTGGTAATCAACCTTCACCACCAGGACCAGATCCAAGTAATTTAGCACCTACCCCTGATGGTACTTTTGTGCAAATTACTGATAGTACAGGAATCTCATATGATGGTACTAATTGGACTACAGGTTTTGACGGAGGTGCTTATAGTTTCCCTAATGGATTTAGTGGTCATTCCCAATTAACCTTAAGAGTAAAGGTAAGTAATGCATCCGCAGGTTCGGAAACTTACATTGTTCAAGAGTATTACGCTAATGATCCTGAAGCTAGATACGGTGAGGTCCGAAAGATATTAGTTGAAAATGAAAGGACAATTTCTGAGAGCGAAACCATCCAGACAACTATGAATGCTCATTCAGTCGGGCCTGTAACTCTCTCACATAATGGCACGGATCTAACATATAACGCTACAACATACGTCACTTCAAACTCTGCAACTGCAGGTTACACTATAACAATCCCTGAAAACTCTACTTGGTTAATCTCTTAAAATGGCATACGGAAATCTTAAAGCAAACAACTTAATATACAACCTTGATGATGGTGCAGGAGACATTGCAGTACCGCTGGAACAAGTAGGAGATAAGGCTCCTCTTGCTAACCCTACATTTACAGGTACAGTAGCAATCCCTAACATAACAAATGTAGAGACGGCTATTACATCTAAAGCTCCAAAAGCTGATCCTATATTTACAGGGACAATTAATGGTGCAGCATTAACACTTAGTGGTGATCTAACGGTCAACGGCACTACTACTACTATTAATTCCACTACCTTACAGGTAGACGATAAGAATATCGAACTTGGTACAGTTGGTACACCTTCAGATACAACGGCTGACGGTGGTGGTATCACTTTGAAAGGTGGTACAGATAAAACAATTACCTGGGTTAACTCAACAGATACCTGGGACTTTAACCAAGGAATTAATGTAACAGGAGCTGGTACGTTCACTAGTTTTGGTCAGTTTGGTGGCAATCCATCAGATGCAACTGCAGTTGGTGCGAAGGCATCGAATGAAGGTTATTTTCATGCAGCACGATCAAGTGCTGCACATACTATTTGGGCTGGTTATACACAAGGTACAAATACTATAACCTCGATGATCACAGCAGGAGGAGCAGCCACGTTTAATGGAGATGTTCAAATTGGAACTGCTTCCACTGCTGGGACTTATATAAGAGTACAGAGAAGTGATGCTGGCAATGTATTCTCTGGTAATAGTGCATCAGGAAATACGTCTTCAATCACAGATACAGGAGCCGCCACGTTCGTCAGTGTAGCAGACAGTAAAGGTGACGTCAGATCTATACCCCAAAATAGCCAAGGCTCTGCTTATACATTAGTAGCTGCTGATGCTGGTAAACATATACTTGCAGGTGATAACGTTACTGTCCCAATCAATATTTTTGCTGCTGGGGATGCTGTAACTATCATAAATAGTAGTAATGGTAACAATAATATATATGTAGCTACAGGTGTCACTATGTATAACACAGCGGATGGTAGTAATGGTAATTTAACATTAGCTGGAAGAGGTATGGCAACATTATTATTTGTTAATAGTACAGATTGTTATATCTCTGGAGCAGGGTTAAGCTAATGGGAATGCAACAAATGCTCTTAGGAGGCGGCGGCAGCGGCATTAAAGGAGAAGGTGGTGATGTAACATATGATGGTTTATATACCATCCATACCTTTTTAAGTAATGCTGATTTTGTATGGACAGGAAACGAAAGTGTTGAGTATGTACTTGTCGCAGGTGGCGGCGGTGGTGGTAATACAAATGGATATTATGCAGCAGGTGCTGGCGGCGGTGGCGGGGTCCTTGAGGGATCAACGACATTAACTGGTGGAACCTATGCAATCACAATTGGTGCTGGTGGTCAGGCGGGTTCCTGTGGTGGCAGTGGATCAGTTCAAGCTGCTAATGGTGGCGACTCTGTTTTCCCTGCTAGTGCTGGCACCATAACTGCTCTTGGTGGTGGAGCTGGTGGAGACTACAACGAGGTCGGCGCAAACGGCGGCACAGGAGGCTCAGGCGGTCACGGCTCCGGTCCTGGTACTGGTACAGCTGGACCACCACTCCAAGGTTATAACGGTGGTCCAAGTAGTGGGTACACCAATATGGGCGGCGGCGGCGGCGCAGGAGGAGCAGGTACTCAAAAAGATGGAGGCCCAGGTAGAACAGTTTCTATCCGTGGTACTAGCGAAATATTCGGTGGCGGCGGTGGAGCTGGTGACTATAATTGTGGAACTCCTGGTGGTGGCGGCACAGGTGGCGGTGGTGCCGGTGCGTGTGCCGCGAATGCCGGTGTAGCTGGAACAGTTAATACCGGCGGTGGTGGCGGTGCTGGCGGTGGCTGGCAGGGTTGTCCAGGCGCTGGTGGCTCAGGTATTGTTATTCTAAGATACCTAACTTGATAGATAAATAATGGAAGATCCACCGATCTTTCCATCCATAAACCTACCGACACAAATACTACCGAATCCACCCATACTTCCTAAACCTATCTTAGAAATACCTAGAGCAGAAGCTCCTGCGTATATACCAATGATTGCACCACCAGATGAGTTAAGACCTCCTGTTGGTGTACCTAGAGAAGGTGAGGAAGAAGTAACAGAAGAAGAGAAGACACAAACGAAACAGGAGAACCCTTTACCTGAAGTTCGTAGGGTTAACATCCCTTGGACTGATATAGAGATCCCTGTTCCAAAAGAAGAGATTGTAGCAACGGCAGCAACCACTGCTGCAGTCTCTGTGGTAGCAACTTTAACCGCTACATCTCTCTTTAATTACTTGGTTAAGATCTTTAAACCTGTATTTATGCAGGCAGTAAAACGTATTCAGAAGAAACTTGGAAAAGACGGAACCCCCCAAGAAGGGACTACTGAACAAAATTAAACATGCTGTTGACGATAGAGACGAACAGCTAGCCCTCATCGGCGTAATGGTGAGATTAGTCGTATTAGTATGGAGTGGAGCAATCCTTACTCTAGCTTATATTCAACTACCAGCTTATTTAGCTATCCCTGAACAGAAGTTTGATCCTACCTTTATTGCTAGTATTTTTACTTCAGTAATTGGATCCTTTGGTTTGAATATCAATAAGAAAGATAAGAATGCCATGACTAAAGCTGACATGGAACAAATGATAGCTAAGGCTAATTCATCCCAAGGCTACCAGACGATCAGAGTAGTCACCCCGCTACAGATCAATGGAGCCGAAGTTGTTGAACCTACCAATGCAAACGAATGAACAAATGGCTTATTCTCTTGCTTCTGTTTCCGACAGCAGCAAGGGCAAATCAAATAACACCACAGTTCACCCAAGGGAGCATGCAAGCTACCACAACCACGACACAGGTAATAACCGAAGTAATAGACCAAGAGGTCTTTGGAGGTACATACAACAGCTGGTCAGGAACCAACGTAGTTCCAAGTGGGGATATCAGAGCCTCAGATACCACCTACACAGTACACACAGCAGGGGATCAGTATCAACTAGAGACTGTGACCAGACCTGCAGGAGTAGTAGAACAGATAGATATAAACAGAACAATTACTACAAACGCTGTTACTACATCCTTGTCGGTATTCTCACAGTAAATAACCCAGCTATGGCTGAGGTTTATAACAATGCAGCTCCAACCTCCACTGCAACGGGCAACGTGACGAACCAGGCGGTGCAGTTCCAGAATAGTGGATCACCGTCTAGACAAAACTATGGAGGTGGGATTGCCTGTAATGGCCCCACCATGACATTAACTCCATTTTATATGGGTAATGACACTATACCTTATGATAATACAAGTTATGTAACAAGTAACAATTGGGGTGCACAGCTTAACTTTATGGTCCCACTTGATTGGGGAACAATTAACAGATGTAAGGCTATTGCCAAACGTCAAGAGGAAAAGCTACGGCTTGACTATGAACTTGTAAGGGCACTTAAATGTGCAGAATTACAGCAAAAAGGCTTTACATTTAGACCAGGATCACGGGTAGAACATATGTGTCACGATGTTGTACCTATAGCATTATTAAACAAAACAACCACTGAATAAATGGAACTATTATTTTTATCTGAACCCGCCTTTTGGGTGATCGTAGCCCTAGCATCAGAACTGATTGCTTTGTCTCCACTGAAGGAGAATAGCGTCATCCAAAGTGTACAAACTCTACTCAATAAACTAAAGCCGAGCGAAGAGCCGGAACGTAATGACTAAGAAAGCAACAGAAGAAACATTTAACGAATTACACAATCTAGTCACAGAAGAGTTTCTTAAAAGAGTGAAGAGTGGTGAAGCTACGGCTCACGAACTTAAAGCCGCTTGTGATTGGCTAGTAAAGAATGACATTAGTGGAATCGCTTACGAGGGAAATCCATTACATAAGTTGGCAAGTGTTATGCCGAAAGTAGACCCAGAATTAGTACAACGGAGACTGTATGGCGGAAAGGTACGCGAACGGGAATAGAAAAGCCCAACAAAAAGCTTATAACAAAACACCTAAAGGTAAACAACTAAGAGTTAAAGCTAATCGGGCTAACCGGAAACTAGGCACCTATGGCAATGGTGACGGTAAGGATGCCTCACATACAGGACCAAATAGAGCGAAGTTAGAGAGCCCTTCTACTAATAGAGCTAGGCCAAGAAAAGGGAAGAAGTATGCGCCCGGTAATGGGTTAAAGATTAGAGGTTAAGGATGGGTCAAAGAAGTTATGTAGGTCACCCTAATTTTAGGAAACGTTCTAAACCTTTAGGTTCAAACCTCACAGAATTATTAATTAGTTTACCTGGTATTAAGCAGGTTATTGATAATCAACAATGGCTGCAGGAACAGGAACAAAAACGTTACGACCAAAGAGAGAAGGAAGGTGGTGTAGGTAACTACCTAATGAATAGAGTTGAAGATGGTCTTACACATGCAAATAATGCATTAGCTGCTCCTACGATTGGTTTAGCTAAGGTTTTGGATGTTGATCCTACTTTATTAAATGTTGGACTAACTATATTAGGTAGCAAGTCAAAAGTCAATAGATCAGCATTAGCAACAAGGCCGGGTTCCAAAACTCATACTCCTCCTACTAGATCAGCAGGTCAAGAAATAAGGTTTCAACTTGCATTAGGAAATGCAAAACCAAGGGCTGAAGCTCTACGAATAAGGTCTCAACCTATGAGACCAAGAATAGGGGAAAAACGTAATCGTTCTGGTGGACTTGGAATAGGAGCGCCAAAACCTGAACCAATTGGTCTTCAAAGTGGATCTAAAGGTGTAGGGGCTGGTACATCAATACCAGTTAATCCAGTACCTACCGCTGTTAATGCTAACGGAAACGGTCACACCAATGGGGAAAGCAACGGCATAACAAAGGGCAACTCTTCCACTACCGCAACTGACTCAGATAATGAGCTTGTTGAATACGCTGCAGACATCTTGTCAAAAGAACAAGACAAATTGAGAGCAATGGCTGAAAATCTGCCAAAGGGTCCAGAAAAAAGTGGACTTATAGAGTTAGCTGGTGAAAATAAAAGAGGACAATCTCTACTTTTAACAACTTATCCAGATGCACAGCTTATTAAAGACCAAGGTAAATTCTTTGATGCTCTTTCTAATGCTGGTGATGATCCAAAATTAATCCTCAAAGCTTTGAAACGTAACTTTGACAGAATCAAGACACAACATAATCTCTCCGGTTCTTCAAATATGGGTGTTGAATTTACACTTGAAGCACATCATGAGTTATATGCCATTGAATCTGCTCTAGGTGTATTGAATGTTTCCCCACAAGTCAGGAGAGAAGTTTTACAGATTCAACTTGATAGAGGTGTTAGATATGGTGATCATGATGACAACGTACGAGGATTGTTTAAAGATGCACACCGTGAAGCACACCCTCAAGGGTTTCAGGCCCCTAGTTCAGAAGCATTAGTTGAGCGTGTAAAACTGCTTAAAAATCCTTCAGCTCGTGAAATTGCAGATGCAATGAATGATGTCGCAATACATTCAAGGAAGTTAGCTTTACAAGCAGCTCAAGGCAAGTCTCAAATTCAAACAGCTTGGGATTTAATAAATGGCATTTTATCCCCTCAAGAAATTAAGATATTTACTGACTTAGGTATTAATTTTGCAGATACAAAAGATCCACTTTGGCAACAAATTAGACGCTTTATAGAAGGCTCAGGTAGGCTGCAACACTTCGATAAACAAGCATCAGCAATATTTGAATCAATGACCTTAGAGTCCATGAACATTGCATAACCCTTCCACTAACGTAAGAATGACAATCAGTACACAGGCAATGACAGCAGCCGGGGAGAACTTCAGTTTCTCCCGTAAGGCTGCACCACCCAGTTCCTTTGGACCTATGAAGGTGGTGAAACTAGAACCATTCACAGATGAAGAGATAGCGCAGTTAGACGCGCTTATCAAGAAAAACTTAAATGAACTATTTGACCCAATTTAATTATGCCAAAACAAATACCTTCTCTAGCTGATCAACTCCTCAAACCAGTTAGCAGATACGATAAAATGGCTCCTATACTGGAAAAACACGGTCACGATCAAACTAAATACTATGAAGATAGAGACCGTTTTCAAGAGATTTATGACCAATGGAAGGACTTATTAAAATTAATCCCTGGTTTATCTCAAGGTCACTATAAAAGCCAACAAATAGCGGCAACCTTTAAACACCCAGGTGGAGATGGTTGGGCACCAGGATTCCCTGCTGAGAAGAGGCCTACGCCTGACGGTACACCATATAAACCGAAACCGTCATGAGCGATGTCCTAACCGCTCTACAGGACGATTTTAAGCTGTTCCTACAAGCACTGTGGGACCAGCTTGGCTTACCACCTCCTACTAGAGCCCAATACTCCATAGCAGACTATTTACAACACGGTCCCAAACGATTACAGATCCAAGCTTTCCGAGGAGTCGGTAAAAGTTGGATTACAGGTGCCTTTGTCTTGTGGACACTATTCAAAGACCCTGAACGGAAAATAATGATCATTTCTGCATCTAAAGAACGTGCAGACAACATGTCCATCTTCCTACAGAAACTAATCATTGAAACGCCATGGCTGAATCACTTACAACCCAAATCGGACGAATCCAGATGGTCGCGTATAAGCTTCGACGTAAATTGTTCTCCTCACCAGGCCCCAAGCGTAAAGTCGGTGGGCATAACTGGACAACTAACCGGAAGTCGGGCAGACCTAATGATTCTGGACGACATAGAAGTTCCTGGTAACAGTATGACGGAATTAATGCGTGAAAAACTACTCCAACTATGCACCGAAGCTGAATCTATCCTCACGCCAAAAGATGATAGCCGTATTATGTATCTCGGGACTCCTCAGACTACTTTTACTGTTT